CTGGCCGAAGCCGCCGACCCGAATCGAGACCGCTCTCGCTCACACGACATTCTCGGGGCGATTCCGCTCGACGACGCCCTCGATTACGGGGTTTTCCAGGAGGTTACGGCTTAAGCGAACACAAGTGCCGTAGGAGCGGAAGTCTCTGTATACTAAGTGTAGATCCCGCGTCTGAGACATACAAGCGAATCGACGTGCCGGGGACAAAAAGCCAGACTGAAACCCAAAGACTGCGGCGGATTGGCGGGCTATCCTATTCTCTCAAACTAAGACGCATAGTGATGATTCGCCTTGTCGCCATTGTGTCGCTGATTTGACTGGGGTAGAGTTTGACAGCACAAAGGCATTCTAGCTTGCATTCCTTCCTAATTCCTGGGGGACACGTATGAATTCTAAGAAACTGGTAATCTCGGTGTTCGTCTTCACGACACTCCTGTTCAGTCAGGGCGTACAAGCGAATACCGGAGTGTCCGAAATACTTGTCGAAATAAAGAGCGCGGGTTCGTCGAACTCTCTTAGTCTCGACGCGGGTCTCTGTCCTGAAGGTGTGACTTCACAAAAGGACTTTCGAGAGGAATGCGGCGACGACGTAAGGAACCTAACCGACTTGGAAGTGATATTCCGAAATTTCGAGAAAGAAACGGTTCACGTGAAGTTTGAGCTCCAGTTCTTGACTTTATCGGAGAGCGGCACATTCGCGAGCGCGCTTCCCAAGAAAGTCAGGACGATCGTACTCAGCCGTGAAGACGACTGTGAAGAGTACGCCTGTACAGGACCGTTCTACTCCCGGTCGGTTGCTGACTTACTGAATGATCGGGAGTATCTGAGCACCAAGAAGAGTTCTGAACCGGTGTTGGTGCGGCTACGGTTTATTGCGGTGAAAGAATCGAAAGCCGAGGCCGAGCTTCTTTCGGTAGTTGCGCTAGACGACGCCGAGAAGAGAACGGCTGTATCTGGAGTAGGTCTCTATCCTGAGTTGGGTTTGTCAGTTAATCCGCTAGGTGTCCAATGGGATTTGTCTGATAAAAGTCCAACTGATATCGCTCCGCCAACTCCAGAACTCCGTTTCGGAGCGCGTTACATGACTCGAAATCTGTTCTTTTTTCGATTTTCGGGAGCATTAGACTTCTTGATTCCTCCAGGTACAGACGAGTCAGAGTTTGGTGACGGTGTACGAACTCGTCTTGGCGGAGGGATCGGACTTGGGTACGCGTTTGCCGGGGCAACCGATATTGCATTGGAGGTGCGGTATTTGCACCAATTTGAAGAGGGCACGGACATGAACCTCGTGCAGCTCGTTGGTGTCACTACTCTGGATTTTGTTCGTCTGGCCAAATAGACCTGCGAAAAAATTGGGGACAGCAGTGTTATGCCGGACGGTGAACGAGTTCCCCGACCTCACATCCTAACCCCTCCGCGAGCTTGAACAGCGTCTTCACCGAGACGTTGCGCTCGGCCCGCTCCACAAACCCCACCATGGTTCGGTGAATCCCGGCGCGGTCGGCGAGCTCCTCCTGGGTAAGCCCGGCGTCGTGACGGAGTCGACGCACGTTGTAGGCAACAACGCGCTTGGCGCGGGTCTCGATTTCTTCGTCTGAGGCCATCGGTACTTCCAGCAATAGGGCTCGGACTGTGGACGGTACCGAAGGCGGACGGTTGCGGCCTCATAACAGGCGTAGCATTATGGGGTTGTCCATTTTTCAGTTCAGGAGAAGAGGGAGGGCCCGATGTCAGACCTGTTGGAGCAGTTGAAGGATAACCTGGTGGCGATCGTGGTTGTTGCCGTGGTCTTGTCGCTGTGTTGTTGCGGTTCACTCGCCGCGTTCTTCGGCGAAGATGACCCGGAAGTCATTGCCGACAACACCCAACCCGAGGCGACCGAACCAGTCGAATCGAAGAAGGCGGAGCAGGAGCCGAGTCAACAAGCCGCAGAAAAAGCTTTGGCTGAGAAGCCGGACCAGCGTTCCGAGGACCCAGAAGAACCGGAGAGCGAGCCGTCTGAACAGCGGTGGGTTGAATCAAAGTGGGTTCGCTTTGAGCCCGATGAGGACTGTCCCACAGACTGGTGGGCGATTCTTCCCGGAGATGCTCCAGGGGAAGACGAGTTCGAGCAGAAAGCAAATGCGAAGAAGCGAGACGAGCTCGAGAAGAAGGTGATGGAGCAGACCTACGTCGTGGAGCTCCCGGTCGAGGACCTGACCCTGTCAGACTACGACTTCGACGAAGGCGCGTTCACGGTCGAGGTGCCGACCCTGTTGTGGTGCTCTACCGACCGAACCATCTGGGTCGCTCTTGGAGAGCCCAGCGTGAAACCGACCTACACGAACCATCGGCAGACCGGCAACAGGATTCAGGTCTCTCGCGAATGGGAATCCGAGCCATTTGCGTTCACCATGCCGATGTCTGAGGAGGAGGCGAAGGAGTTCCGGCGGATTTGGGACTCGGCAGACAACGCTCTCCTCGACGAACCGCGGGATGACTTCGAGATCCTGATGGCCTTCACCATCGACCGAGTTCGAGTCGATGAGAGGAAGAAGCGACCGGACGACTATCCGCTTGCTGTGGGAGCCGGTCCCGTAGTCGATGCGGATAGGAAGCACGTTCGTATTGTCCACAAGGATATGGAGTGGCTGGATACCAAGGAGGAGGCAAGCGACTAGAGTCGTTCGAAGGTGAGCTTGATCTCATGTCTTCTCTAACTAGAGTGGGGTGGCAATCAGAAACTAAGTTGGAGGGAGGTATGGTGGCAGATAGAAGTCTCGAAGAGCATCTTCACGAGGCGCTGTATCGTAACGCGAAGGATTCGGAGAAGTACTGGGCATACCTCCGCGCGTCGACCATCGTGGATGAAGTCAGGTCGGCATTCGGATTCGACCTCAATGCCGAGGAAGATCGAAAGCGAGCGAAAACAATTTTCCGTCTCGGCGAACCAGAGTTCGTCGGTCAAGAGGCCCAGGTGCCGCTATTCATCGATGTCCAAACCATCGCTGGCGATGCGGAAGAATTTTTGACAACGGATTTGTCTCCGGTCGAATGCACGATTCAGCTCAGGCATCGTGATGGGGAAGTGTCAGGGTTCTATATTGCAGGCGGGACTGAGTTTGACTTCGATTCACAATCCGGTGATGAAGATAGGGCAAAAGAATTGCGGCGAACTATTGGTAGAGCGATGTATAGCGCGCTGACGAAACGGAACCAGAATCAATAGCCCTGCACACGTTTGCACGAATTCTTGAACCCTGGTCAGATTCTCTTCTGATCGGGGTTTTGTCATGTTGCATGGCAAATCTTGAGCACCTATCATGATGGGGAGGCACCGGCCATCCATCTTTGCCGGTGAGCCCCGCCCTGGGGCATGAGCACCCAGAAACGAGGACAAGGAGCGCGATCGGGGGAGCGCAGGAAGAAAAAACGCCGACCGGCGAGGACCAGTCGGCGTTAGCCTCGCGATCGGTTCGCGAGGGTTCTGGGATGTACTCCCAGAATACTCATTTTTGATCTTGACCTCAAGGAGTTCTGGGATGTCTCACCGCGTCTATTCAATACTCGATAGGCCCATTGCTTTTCAACGTTCCTTCGTCGACATCACGGGGTCAGTGACAGCTGCTCTCATGCTGTCTCAGGCCGTGTACTGGTCAAAGCGAACCTCCGACGACGGCTGGTTCTGGAAGACTCAGGAGGAGTGGGAGGATGAGACCGGAATGTCCCGTCGGGAGCAAGAGTCAGCGCGTCGAGCCCTTCGAAAGACCTCTTTTTGGCGGGAGGATAGGCGAGGCGTGCCTTGCCGACTCTTCTTCCAGGTAGACCTCGATGCCCTTTGGGCTGAACTCACCGCCGAACCCGAAGATGACCCGAAAAACGGCGTCTCAGGCGATTCTGACCAGAATGGCGGAAAGCGCCATACTAGAATGGCGGATTCCGCCAAACAAGAATGTACAAAAGCGCCATCCAAGAATGGCGGAAAGCGCCAGACCCATTACAGAGACTACGATACAGAGACTACCGCAGAGACCACCGACAAAGACCCCAACAACAACACGCCAGACTCCGCCTCCGGCTCCGTCGACGTTGACGCAGAGTCGGGTTCCAGTCGGAGAGAAGCAGGCGTCCCCCCTCGGTCAAAGACCTCGGGTAAGACGAGGGAGGAAAAGGGCGGAGTGGAAGGCAAGAGCAACCACGGGCAAGTAGGGAAGAGGACGCCAGCGAAAGACAACCCCCCTTCCCCCCGTGAACTTTTGGACAAGCTGGAGGAGAGGCTCGACAAATGGACGGATGAGGCATTTCAGTCTCAACGAAATACCCTGAAGAGCGAAGGAGCTATCGAGAGAGCCGCGAGGGCCATCCGATTGCTCGGCGGAGTGCGCAAAGCGGAAATGCTGATACGTCGCGTGTGGAAACGTCACCAGCGCGATGGTGCCTGGATACGCGATGTGCTCAAATGGGAGACAGTCGATTCATCTCTGATGAACAAGTGGCTACCCGCCTATTTTGCCAAGCATGGTGATCTTCCTGACCGCTCAGCTTCAAGTGCCGAAAAGAAGAAGAGGCTCGATGTCGATGAGTGGGACGAGTCAGCCGCAGGAACCGTGGAAGGCGGGATAGGATGGGACTGATACGACACTTCGCACCGACGGTAGTCGCCCTCGCTGTGAGCTGGCTATGGGCCTTCGACCTCATCGACGTCTGGCCCGCGGTCTACGTCGCAGGCTCGTGCGCGGTCTTCGCCGGGGCGGTCTACGCAGGCCGTGTACAGGGCGAGCGGGAGGCGCAGGAGCGGATTGCGGAGTTGATGGGCTACCAGGATTGAGCCACCATTGCGGCTTGTGACGGTACCCTGTGATAGACTTGGGAAGGAGGCGGGCGAAGGGCACCCAGTATCGCCGGAGCTATCGTGTCCGTGTCAGTCGTGACTGTTTTTGATCATGAGGGAGCGATGGATCTGACCACAGTTAAGCCGGAAGACGTTATTCGCGCAAAGAAGTCCTCAGACGACATCGAGCCTTTGGAGGAGTACAGGACCCGTCGTGAAACGGTGTGGTGCCAGATTATGCGAGTACGCCAAGAGTTGCGATATCTCGAAGCAATGCATGAATTCGATTACAACTACGACAAGAAAGGATTCTTCGATCACGTATTAGTGATGCTGATCGAGTCAGTGGCTATGGGCCTCTATCGTCTTACCGAGGACAACAACGGGTCTCCAAACTTCGCGAACCTGCGAGTCTGGAAGAATCAGCTCGTACCTCTAACCAAGGAGGATCTTCGAAAGGATGTGGGGAAAGTCTTGGCCGATGCACGTATTTCTAAGCGGATAAACGACGTACTCGACCATATTCGCGACGTCCGTAACGACGTGATCGGTCATCTGAGCGACAAGGCGCTGGTTGAAGCAGGAAAGGACGGGGTTTACGGGGTTGTGATGGGATTCAAGGTTGCCGAAGATCTTAGTCTTGACTTCTTTCAGAGCTCGGTAGAAGAAATCGAAGAGATGTTCAAAGTGCTTTGCTTTGGAGAACAATACCATCCTGAACGCTCGAGATATGTCGGGCTAGAAGCGGATGAGATAGACCTCTATCGCTACTTGGAAAAGCTCTTCGGAGAGGAAGAATAGGGCCGGTATTCAAATCGGACTTGAATCGTATCTCTGGACTATGAGATCATGACTACAGATTTTTGAGGAGCCGCCGTCCGGCGGTAAATCTCGAAGCAGCTCGTCCATCCGGGCCCGCTTCGGGGCACATTTTGTATTTGTGCTCTGGAGCTCTGCCGTGCCCGAAGACCATCAACTTTCCCTTTTCGACAATCCGCCCGAAGACGCCGACGTCCGTCCGCCGGAGTCCATACCGCTGACTCCCTCGCGGGTCAAAGTGCCCGTATCCGTCAGCAGAAATGAGACAGCCTAGCGCGAGATTAAGCGCATCATCGATGACATCTGGGAGCGGACTGGCGACCTCGATCTCTTCCGACGATGTCTCGAGATATGGTGGGCTGTCCTGACGAGATACGAGCGAGGTGAGGAGCCGTACATGGAGGCCATCTCGCCGTGGGCTGACGACCCGGAGACTTTGGAGCTCGTCAGCAACGGGTTTGGCCTGCTGGTCTCGCACTACTGGCTCGCAGGTTCGTTTTCGGACTTGCTAGCTCCGACGCTGGAGCATTTTCTGGCCGAGTACACCCCCAAGAAGCGCGATGACACTGCCTACTTTTCGACGCCCTGGGAGGTGTCACGCTCCATCGCGCGAATGACCGTCGCGGGCTTCTCGGATGAGGAGATACGACGTCTCAAGACTACAGGCGCGGAGCCGCTCAAGGTGCAGGACCCGGCGATCGGCACGGGGATGCTTCTATTGGCCCTGAGAGGCGAAATCGCATCCAGGTGGGGGCGAAAGGCTCTCAGACGCCTGCGCTGCTACGGACAGGATATTGATGAGTCCTGCGTTCTGGCTAGCAAAATCCAACTACGTATGTCGGATGACAATTGGATGACGAATTTTATGTTGGCCTCACACTCCGACATCGCGAAAGACCTTGAGGGGGCGGCGTGACGAAGTCAGAGCAAGACCCCGTCGACCAGTTGAAGGAAATCATAGACGACACCAGCGGGCTGCGCGTCATCGAAGACGAAGGGGCCTCATTGATCCGTCTGATGATGCCACACCTCTATCGACGCTCGCGTATGCATCGCGGGTCCGGACCTATCGTCGAGCCACCAGAGCGAAAGCTGCTGAGGACCGATGAGAGGCAAGGTGGGGGCGGATCTTGAGCACGGCCTACGACGATAGCGTGCATAGCGGCGACCCGACAGTCAGGCAGGGATATGCCAGCCGTGCCATGCGGCGATCTGACCCTCGCTTTTCCAGTGCACAAGAATTTGCTGACTTCGTCTCGCTGACCGTTGAGGAGTGGAGAGCTCCAGGGATCGTCTCGGTGAGCTCAGTCATCGCCAGCGCGCAGGAGCTCGGCACGCCGATTGACTCGACTCCAGACCCTTCGGCATGGGATCCTGACTTGGTCTGTCACCTCGGATGGATCACGCCCCTTATCAGGTCCGTAGTTCGCGAGAAGGGATCTAAGAAGACGCGGATATGGCTACTCCACGACGCCTCTCGCGTGCCTCAAAGAAGCATTGCGGACCGCATCGACAAGTCGACTTCGACCGTCAGCGAATGGATTGGAGAAGTGCGGGAAGAGGTCGAGGACCAGTTGCGTGGAAGGGGATATTTGAGTGTGTAAGACGGTCGAAATCGAGGGGGTTTGTGTCCTGCTCGAAGAGTACGACGCTGACTACGCGGTCTGCCCAGACGGGACGGTGTGGAGTCGGAAGGGAGGAGAGTGGGAACAGAAGAGCACATGGGACGTGCGGGGCGTTGAGGTCGTGGAGCTTTGGCGACATGGCAAGCGCACTCAAAGGGCGGTTCACGTGCTCCAACAAGAGGCATTCGGAGAAAATCAACACGACGAAGATGACGAGCTGCGGAGGTACTTACGGCGTCAATACCCCCAGCTCAACGAAGACGAGATCGACGCCATTTTTGAGGAGGAAGACGACGATGAGTGACGAATTTGAAGCACTGCTTGCGCCGGGAGAAGAGGCGAAGCCAATCCCCGGATACGACGGCGATTACTGGGTGACATCAGGCGGAAAAGTCTTCTCGATGAAGAGCGGGAATCCACGCCGCTTGAAGGATTCACCGGGAGCCAACGGCTATCACGTAGTCGTGCTCTACAGAGACGCGAAAGGCACCACTCACAACGTCCATCGACTGGTGGGAGAGGCGTTTATCGACGGCTGCATCGAGGGCAAAGACGTCTGTCACATCAAGAAGGACAGCAAGCACGACAACTCCGCAGAAAACCTCTACATCGGCACGCGTGCAGAGAACAACGCTGATAAAATCGACCACGGCACGCATGGCTGCAAACTCAATGAGGAGCTCGTGAAGGAGCTGCGTCGACGATACTACCGTGACGACGTCACGTGCACTGAACTCGCAGACGAAGTGTCCAAACGAATCGGCGAGGAGGTCAGTTTTCACGCCATCTGGTCTGCCGTGACGGGGCGGTCATGGAAGCACCTTCCAATGCCGCAAGATGAAATCCTCGAGAAGCTCAAGAAGCTGCAAAACCACCATCGGAGGAACCAATGATTACGAACACAGACACGAACGGCGAATTGTCAGTGACCGCCGCAACGAAGGCGGGGAGAATTCTCCGTCTCTATTACGAGGACTACCCAGACGAGCGACGTAGAGTGAAGCACGTCCTTCACGACGACAATGTCGGGGGGTTCGCTCTCATCGCTCTTCTCAAGGACGTGGCGAAGTCTGAAGAGACGAAGCTCACGGTCGATATTCTCACGACTCACGAGGTATTGAGCCTCGTCAACCCAACCCAACAGCAGCGCGCAGAGGTCTGCGCAGGCTACTGGAGACAAGTATGCACACCTTTGACACTCTCGAAGCACTCGGACGAATCACGAGACTCTACGCCTCGCTCGACGATGATCGGCTGGAAGTAGTTGAGGACATTCTACTCCCCGGTGGCGACGTTACTCGTCTCCGGGACCTCTACGTCGACATGCTCAACGCGCTCGAGGGAACGCCGCATCACGAGCGGGCGTTCGAACTCCATGAGATGGTCCAGAAGGACGACTTCGAGGCGCTCTCCCAAGATCATCGGTGGCAGGTCGCCATCGGGTACGTCCGCGAGCCTTGCCGGATGCGCTCGGTCAAGTACGGCAACCATGAGAAGAGCGGGGAGGAGCTGTGGAGCTAACTCAGTCTGAAGAAAGTCGACGAGAAGACACTGCCGCTGCGGAGCGGATTCGTAAGAAGGTAGAGAGTTGGGCGGCGGAGCTCGTGGACGACCAGGAGGCTCTCTTCGTTGAGCTGGTCTGCGGGAAGACGTTCACCATTGAGGTAGATTGCGCAGAGGATGATGCGCCTAAGCTGGTGGGCCGGGGAGGGCGAGTCATTCACTCGCTACAGCACTTGGCGGAGGCTGCGGCTGGCAAGTTTGGCCTTGTTCTCGAGGTTCGACTTCTCAAGTGATGCTCTGGCTCGCGACGCAGGGCTTCGCTTATTCAGCGCCGCTTTCTTGAATCATCGCCAAGAGCTCCCCGTCCAGGCTCTTGCATAATTCTTGGTGACTCTCGCCGAGCGCAATTCTTTCGCAGATCCTTCGAATTACTACTCGCGTTGTCTTGAACCACTCCGGCTTCATTCTCGCCGCTTCTTTCGTCCTGGATTCATCTGGCGCACTTCCATGAACAATGGCGTGACGAGTGTTGTGGAGCCTTCGTAGGCACATTGCGTCGCTCGGATCGTGTCCGGCTTGGGACATTAGAACGCCTGCTCGGCCTGTGAGCTTGAATCCCCCTCCGCGCCCATCATGAAGCACGCTAGCTTCGAGGGCTATCGCGAGATCAAGCACGACATCGTCGAGCCTTTCTCGTCCACGCGCCATACAAAACCTCGCGAGTGCCACTCCGAGAGCAGACCCACCCAGATCCGGGCGCTTTCGGAGTGCATCCAGTGCCTTACGACTCTCTTGTGCGAATTTGGCATCGAACTCGACTACATCTCTTGTATTGAAGGTAGTGAGATGATTCTCGATCCGCCGTGGAACCATCTCGCGAATAACTGCTTCTCTCGCCTTTTCGATGCGCTCCAGCGGCAGGTCTGAGGGATACTGATGAATGCAATATGCGCCGAAATCAGCGTCTGTCGACAAGCGGAGCGCATAAAGAATTCGTCTCGTCTGGTCCAGTATGTGATCTGGTACTCGTGGGTTGCGCGGATTCCCCCTGAACGTGAATCTGATGCACGAGTTGGAGAGTCTCATCGAGTCGATTACCTCGGACGATGTATTCATCCCCATAAGGTAGTGTTTCAGGTCGAGCGAAAGCGGTACGAGTTCAACCCCATCGCCCAGGTCGAAGGAGGCATTGCAGGTTGTCCCAATGAGCGGAACAACAACCTCATGGCAAGTTTCCCTCGCATGATGCTTGTTGAAGCTGTGCAAGAAGAGTCGCTTGAAGACCTCCTCCTCGGGAGAGTCCACGTCGGGAACGTCTTGGAGGTAGAGTGCCATCGTATTGAGGAACGTTGGATAGTCGAAAAGATCTGTTCCCGTACTCACATGCGACGCAAGTTCTGCCCGGTAGTTCCGGTACTCTTCAGAGTCTTTTATCGCTGAGAGCTCGTCCGACATAGGGGTGTCGATACGCGGAACTTGGACGGCCTCCATTCCCCAGCTGGTACCGTCCTCGGAGAGCCATGGTACGCGGTAGACTCGCGCCCACTCCTCACGTTTCAGTCCTTCGCGAAATCTCTCGATGACCATTTTTGCGAGAGCCCACGCAAGTTCCTGTAGCTGCTCCATTTTTTTTCTCCTGCCAGAAATCTTGCTTCACTCGAGCATATCCTAACGGATGAGCATTTGACGAACGCCGGAGGATGCGGTCGTATTGAGCCACTTGCACGACCTACCAGACTACGACGCCAACGAAGACGACGAGGTAGGCCATGGGGGCCATCGAACGGTGTATCTATCCAGTGCCCGCGACGAAGACGAAACCAGCGGGCTTTCGCGTACAGAAATTTGTTCGGGACCAGAAGGGAGTCGAGCGGAAGCGCTCGAAGACGTTCCGTCCGCACAACGACTCCGAGGAGGCGAGAAAGGCCGCGCTCGAGAAGGCCCGTGAGTTTCGGGACAAGCTCGAGCTTCGGAAGGAAGTTCACGTTGGGTCCGGGAAAGCCTACGTCGAGTTTGCGTATGACAAGGGTGAGAAGCGGGAGCCCACGACTGCGCCCATCGGCGTGTTCCTCGAAAGGCTCCAGGAGCTCGTGGACAATCGTGCTCATGGCGACAAGAACTACTTCAAGTTTCTGCTCAAGCAGGCACACGGGACCGACGAAGAACGCCTGGAGGACCGGAAGGTCACGCTGCGGGAGTATGTCGAGGAGGACTACCTTCCGTGGATTGAGCGCCGGAACTCGAAGTCCGACCACCAGCAGAAGAAGGCAGTCTGGTCGCTGATTCAGTCCTTCGGAAAGCAGAGCTCGAACCGACTCCCCGAGCTCACCATCCACGACATCGAACCGAAGCACGTCGATGGGTTTGCGGAGTACCTGGAGCGCCAGACCAAGAAGAAGGACGAGGAGGTCGTACCCAAGTACTCCAAGTCGACCGTGGTGCGGTACTTCAAGGTGCTCAAGTCCATCGTTCGAGGGTTCGCGAAGAAGATGGGAGCCGACGACCCGGCAGACCCGGCGAAGCTCCGGCTGTCACCCAAGCGCATCAAAGGACGCTCGAAAACACAGAAGGTGCCAGGTCTCCGAGAGTTGGCGAAGCTCGAGGAGGGATTCCGCAAGCGCATCCAGAAGGCGTCTGACGGTCGTTTCAAGCAGCATCTGCCGCGGCGGAAGGCCAGCTACTTCATGCACCGGGTACTCAAGTACACCGGCCTGAGACCGTCCGAGCTCTTCTACTTTCGTCTCGAGCACTACGACCGGGAGAACCGAGTGCTTCGCGTGGAGGGAGCGGCTGTCGATGGAGAGGGCGGATACACGAAAACGGGCAAGGCTCACTCGGATGCGTACGCGGGCCGGAAGATGATTCCCGTACTGCAACCTGCGCGTGACGCGATCGATGAGTGGCTCGAGATCCGCACCGATCACGGATTTCCTGACATCGGTGACTGCGACATTCTCTTCCCGGACGAGGAGGGTGGCTACTTCACCGACGATAGCCTTCGGACGCACTACAAGGGCGCGAGTAAGGAAGCGGGGCTGAAACGCGACATCACGCCGTACATGATGCGGCATGGCTTCAACGATCGGTTACGGCAACTCGGCGTGCCTTCGGAGCTTCGTCAGGCCCTGATGGGTCATCTCTCCGAGGACGTGAACCTGAATTACACCGATGTGGACCCGAGAGAGTTGCACGACTTGCTGGCCGGGGAGGGCGACCTCTATTCCGAAGAGTAAGGGTGTCTCGACCTACCAGAATACCTACCAAACTACTTTCACGGGGTAGTGCACACGTTTGCGCAGATGTAGAAAAACCCGCCAAGTGCTTGAATCTTGGCGGGTTTCTTGAAGTCGGAGCGCCGGGATTTGAACCCGGGACCCCTTGCACCCCATGCAAGTGCGCTACCAGACTGCGCCACGCTCCGAAATGTCCTCAAAGTGCCTTCTGAGGCCCTCTTGGGCCGGCTTTGGGCCTCTTTGCCAAAAGCTACTAGACCTTTTCCGGTGCGTCGCAGAGCTACTAAAAAAGCTACTAGAATTCTACGCCGCACCCAAGCGGGACGCATCTATTAGCAGGCGGTGAGCTGGCGCGTCAAGGAAAATTGGCTGAAGAGAGGTCTAAACATACAGCAATTCTTGCACGAGTCTCCTCAATCTTCGGTACGTCTGTTCGAAGAGCCGAACCTCGGCATAGTAAAGAAACTTTTCATTTCGGTATCGCGTATCAGACGGCTTTGCGTAGTCCAATCCCGGATAAAAGGAGGTGAACTCGTGACCCGGTGTCGGAGGTTTGAACACCACGGCAATGAACTCCGTCAGTACGTCAGTAGCCAGCAGGAAGCGATTCAATGCGTCATTAAGTTCATCGTTGATGAATCTGAAGCTGGGCTTTTCCCGAAGATATTCGCACCGGGCCAAGACTTTGAACTCGTCTGTTTGGATCGTCTCGTGGTCAAGGCTGAACATGATATTCATGAAGTCAGTCTCGCTGAGCCACGCTTCGAACTCCTCGAACTTTTCACGGTCGTGTCGTCTTCTCTCATTCAAATCTGACCCACCCGTAAGATCTCGAAGAAAGTCCCGGTCCTGAACAGCCTCGTAAAGTTCAGCCCTGTGCATCTTCAGGACGGACGGCTGCCATCGCTTGGCCTGTTCAAATTTTGCGTCGTATTTCGTGTGGTGGTCCACGCATAACCACGCAGCGTTTTCTAGGGTCGAATTCGAAGAGTCACGGTCGACATGTGCGATCTGCCCGTTCTTGACACCGTGATCACCAAGCAATCCGAAGCAAAACGCGCACCTTCTGCGGGACCGATAGAGTACTTCATGCACTACGTTCGGCGGCCATGGTTTTCGCTTTGACATGTAGGAAGGGTAGCAGAAGGGACCTGCTTCTCAAGCGGTGTAGCTAAGGACTAGTTGTGGTGGTGTGTTTTCTTATTGATTTCAGTGGCTTAGGTCTTGGTTTCGCCTGTCCGGGGTTCTGCGTCGAAGTCGGTAATTCATTTGTACCGGCCTTCTAATGAGCCCCAGCAGTGGGGAGCTGTGAACCTCCAAACAGACGAGTGGATGACAAAGCGGCTGACAGAAAAGCAAAGGCGTTTCGTCGAAGCCTACATGGGTGAAGCTGCGGGTAACGCCACCGAAGCGGCTCGAATGGCTGGATACGGGGGCGATGATCCTACCGACGCATACCTAGCATCGATGGGCTCTGAAAACCTCAGAAAGCCTAAGATCCAAGCTGCGATCGCCGAACGGGTCGCTGCTGACCCGAAGATCGCATCCAGAGAGGAAAGACAGCAATTCTGGACCCAAGTGATGTACGATGAAGACCAGCGGATGAAAGACCGCCTTAAGGCCGCTGAGCTACTCGGCAAGACCCAAGCCGACTTCATTCAACGCCACCAAGTAAACGCCGAAATAGACGCCCAGACAACGTACACCCTCAAGATCCCCACGTCCCTAGAGGACGACCCAACGACCGACGACTGATTACGACTACGACGGGGTAGAGGCACCGGATCTTATCCATGCCCACCGTCGAACTCCCACAATTGTATCCGAAGCAGCACAGGGCCGTCTTTGACGCTGCTCGATACGCTTGGATTGAAGCCAGCACCAAGGCCGGGAAGACCTTCGGCTGTATCGTCTGGCTGCTAGCACAGGCGCTCGAAGCACCGTACAAGGGCGGTGCCTACTGGTGGGTAGCTCCAGTCAGCACACAGGCTGATATGGCCTTTGATCGGCTCCGGTCGTATCTGCCAGATGACCTGTACACCGCCAATCTGAGCAAGAAGTACATCCAGCTCCAAGGGGCAGGGCGTATCTGGTTCAAATCAGGGGATAAGCCGGATTCTCTGTACGGTGAAGACGTCCACGCAGCCGTTATCGATGAGGCCAGCCGTGTGAAGTCGGATTCGTGGCTGGCGGTTCGGTCAACCCTGACCGCTACGAAAGGCCCAATCCGCATCATTGGAAACGTTCAGGGGCGTCATAACTGGTTCTACAAGGGTTGTCGCAAGGCAGAACAATCCGATGGGTCCAAGCACAGCTATCACAAGCTCACGGCCCTCGATGCCGTCGAGGCTGGCGTCTTCCCGCAAGAGGAGTTGGATGATGCCAGAGCCACACTGCCAGAATACAAGTTCCGGGAACTTTATCTGGCGCAGCCAGCCGATGATGGAGGCAACCCTTTTGGCTTGGATGCGATCGACGCCTGCACGATCGAGGAAGTGTCCGAACACGCCTCGATCTGCTGGGGCTGGGACCTCGCTCGTTCGGTGGATTGGACCGTGGGTGTGGGGCTGGATCGAGAAGGTTACGTGTGCGCGTTCGAGCGCTTTCAGAAGCCGTGGCCCGAGACGGAGCAACGCATCATCCAAGTCACGGGTAGAACTCCGGCCTTGGTCGACTCAACCGGCCCCGGTGACTCACCCACCGAACACCTGCAAAGGCAGTCACGTTTCTTTGAAGGCTTCAAGTTCACGGCCCGTAGCAAGCAGCAGTTGATGGAGGGGCTGGCACTGGCCATTCAGGCTGGTGAAGTCCGCTTCCCAGACAATGAAATCAAGTCAGAGCTAGAGCTTTTTGAGTATGAGCAACGACGGAACGGGGTTCGCTACAGCGCACCCTCGGGCCTCCATGACGATTGCGTCTGTGCTCTCGCTTTAGCCGTCAAAAAGCACGCCGAGCTAACCAAACGACGAAAAAACACGACTACCACGCAAAGCCTCGGCTCCTTTCCTTCCAAATCGTCCGGATTCGCATCCGGTGGGTGGTAGTCGATGGACATCAAAGACCTTTACAAGAAGTACAACGTCAAGCGGCTGTCGTGGGATCTCTCTGAGTCCGGTGAGCCGGTATATCGCTCGATCGAGCTATCCGAACCACTGGCCCTAGAGCTTGCCAAGAACACCTCCGAGACAGGTCGCACGAACACGCACTTTGTCGACGACTTGCCCGATGTCCAGAGCCCCTTCGGATACAAAGCACGGGGCGTTAGGGGACGTCCGGGGGCCTATTGGGACGTCTACGACGAAGACGGACTGGTCATGTCGTCGATCGATTCGGTGCATGAAGGATTAGTGTCCGGGCAGTGGGAGTTTCAGGTGCCTAAAGACGCCGATGAAGCCCTTCTTGACCGCCTATCCGAACAAGTCGAGTTCTTGAATCGCACGCTTCTCGGTCGACCATCGACGTGGAAGACGTTCCTCAAGAATTGGACCCATGCACACCTGATTTATGGTTTCGGGCTATGGGAAATCGTGGACACCGAAGAGGGCGGGATCAGACGGCTGGCATGGCGTGATCCGTCCACGGTCGAGGGCTGGATCTTCGACGATCCTCCCCGCGAGCTTCAGGGCGTCAAATTCAAGTATGCAGATGGCACAGATGCTGAGATAGCCGCTAAACACATTCTCTTGTATTCGACGGGGACAGGGCCAGCAGACCCCGAAGGACGCAGCCCGGTTCGTCGTGTCGTCCGCTGGGTCGAACTCAAGCAGCTAGTATCCCAGATAGAGGCAGCATCAGCCGAGGCCCACGGTACCGGCTTCGTGATCGTCACAGATGATGGTGAAGAGGGGTACGACGATTCCGACGCCGAAGACATCATCACCCACCTAAATGCAGCCGGGGCAACGGACATCGCCAAGATCCGGCTCAAGAGCGGTTTTGGGATCGAATGGTTGTCCCCAAAGGGCCACCTTCCCGACTTCCAAGCCATTAAGGACTACTGCGACAAGCAAATCACCCTAACCCTCCAGAATACCGGGTCGATGGTCGGTCTTGATGGCCACGGAAACCGGGCACTGGCGGAGACAAAGGACGTCCAAGAGAACGTCCGTCGTGTTTCGATGGCAGGTCAGCACGTATGCGACCTGATCAACGAGTTCATCGTGCCCAGAGTGCTGGAGAACGCCTTTGACGGCCCGATTGAGCAGTTTGTCACGCCAAAGCTGTCGTTTTCTTTGCAAAAGGAGTCGAGGGACCCTGAGCACTACCAGACCCTCACCCGTCTCGCTGATTCCGGCCTGCTTTCGTGGCGCAGATCCGACGAGAACCAGCTCAGGGAGGAGCTAGATCTTGCACCGCTTCCGGATGTCGAAGAGACCGAAGAAGACGACATTGCGGATGACCAGTTGGTCTACAAGATCAGCAACGCCCTTCAGAACGGGGCTGCGGTCCTTACCCCGGAGCTAGTCGCATACGTCCATGAGCGGCTAGGAGCCCCCCCTCCCACAGAGGAAGAGGCGAGTGCATTCGTTGAGCGCCATCGAGCGCAACTCGAAGAGGGCGAAAGCCCAGCTCCGGAGACACCGGAACAAGGAGGGCCATCAAACGGGGATTTTAGCCACGGGACAGCGTGCGGCCATCACGAGGCGTTGTCCCTTGGATCGGACCCGGAAGCCGTCGAATACGCAGAGGGTGGAATCTATCTCACCAACGGATTCGATCCAGATCGGATGAATGACTGGCTCGACCAAAGCAACAACGAAATTGGCAGAGTTCTTCGGTCTGCTGCGGCTGACTTCCGCGATGAGTATGTCCGACTGACTGCGGGGGTAAGTGACCCAAGCAGGATCACGGAGATCGGTGAGCGGCTACGTCGCAAGCACCTCAAGCGATTTGCCGATGAGATACGGGGTGAAGTCTACCGCGTAGCAGTGAAAGGCTCTGCGGCTACGCTAAGGGAGCTAGGTGCTCTGGCCCCTGAGCAGGGGGAACTGCCGCTGCCGCAGGTACCCAAAGACCCGGATGCAGCAGTTCGCAAGTATAGCCTCAAGAGTTTCGCCCCCGAGTTCGACAAATGGGCTGATCTGGTGGCGGATCGCATTGCGCGGAAGGCGTACAATATTACGGAGTCGATGCTGGATGCGAACGCCGTTCCGGAGCTATCCCCGAACGCCCCAGAGAGGGCAAAGCCACCGATTCCTACGGTCAATAATTTCAGCAGCTATGCAAACGACTTCACCTCACGTGCTTTTCAAGGGGGCCGTGAAGCCATTGTGGAAGTAGTACGACAAGAGGCCGAGCGTCGGGGGCTATCAGACACTCGTGTAGTAGCTGAATATTCCAGTGTGATGGAGCGGGAGACTACCTGCCAGCCGTGCCGTAACGCTGACGGAACACGGGTGTTTGTCGGGTCCAAGCGCTACGACCGGATATCACCCCCGAACCTCTGTGAAGGCGATGACCGATGCCGCTGCATCTGGTTCTACATCATGCCCTCTGAGCGTGGATACGAAGACATCATCAACGATCTGAACGCCCAGAGCGGGACTGATCTGACCCAATCTGAACCCCACGCCGATATTCTATTTGTATCCAACGCCTTACAGAGCTTTGCCACCGGAAGGGGTACGCCTGATGAGTGATGATACGCTGCAACCTACTTTCACATTTGCCGTCGATCCAAACAGCGGAAAGCGGCTCGAATCATGGATTCTTGGTGTCCAGCAGGGACCTACCCTCCAGTATCAGGGCCGTGAAGTCGAGTTGTCCGAAGCCTACCTCAAGGAAATTGCCCGCAATACTCGTCGGGCCTACGCCCACTTTGACGAGGTAGCCGAAGGAGAGCCTTACCGCTTCCCGGTCAAGCGGGAGCATCGGTCCACCGGTGAACGGGAAGGCGATGTCATCGAGGTCAAATATGCCACGAAGAACGGCCTGACCGGTCTCTGGTTCAAAGTGCTTTGGTCCGAAGAGATGGCTCTGGCCATTGAATCAGATCGGGTGCGGCACGTGTCACCGGGCCTGCGACCCTACACCGCTCAGGACGGCACCGAGTTCGGGATGTTGGCCTCGGAGTTATCGATCACGGTCGATCCCTTCCAGAAGAATCTTCCCGAAATCCAAGACACATTAGATGTCCGACTTTCCAACTATCTAGCCGAAGGAGGCGACATGCCCGAAGAACTTCAATCCACATTAGAAGCCATTCAGGACGGTATGGAGACCATGATGACCCGTCTTAATGAACTCAAGCCAGATGAGCCTGTAGAAGCCTCGCAGCCGGACGACGAAGAGCCGGAAATCAACGGCGAGGGAGGCGAAGAAGGCGACCACGTAGAGCCTGATCTATCCGACAAGACCGAGGTCGAAGCGTCCCACGTGGGACAACAAGACGATGGGAGCGAAGAGCCTTTGAGCCTTTCGTCCATCGAAGAACTCATTGAGCGCAAAATCGATGAGATCATTCCCGAAAAGCGCAAGCACCTGAACCTATCCGAGCGTGGACGTCAGGGGCTTCCAACCAGTCCCGCTACCGACCTCGAATCCCGTTATCAAAAGTATCGAAAGCAGGGCCTAAGCCCCGAAGAGGCCGCTATTAAGGCCAACCAGTAACCCCGTTTAACAACCCCTTAGAGGAGCTATCATGAACTCTCTCGTAACCTCGATCACAGCCGGTGAAGACCTTGAAAAAGGAATTGCCGTTAAGCTTTCCTCCGGTGATGCAATCGCTGTCACTGGCACCACTGACTCGGTTTTTGGTGTGACCTACCACGGTGCCAATAGCGGCGATGAAGTCGCTGTTGTCCGCTCCGGTGAGGCATACATGCAAGTCGATGACGCCAATATCGCTGATGGTGATCTCGTCGCCATCGATGCGAATGGCCGAGCAGCCAAAGACTCCGGTGGTGGTGAAACCGTCGTCGGGGAAGCCCTTGAAGATGGCGTAGCAAAGCCCGCGGGCGAAGATGCCGCCTTTCTTCGAACCAACCTGAAGGTAGACAAGTCGTAACCAACCCTTAGCTAATTCGCCGTAACCTCGGTCCCATCCACGCCCTACGAGCAGCATTACGACCATGATCCGGGACCTCCGATCAACGGAGGCCATCATGGCTTTTGACAAGAATTCCATCCCTACCGGCTACCTTCGTGAAGTCTTGGAGCTTCACCGACAGGACCTTGAAGGTTTCGTAGCGCGTAGGGTTCTCGCAACACCTAGCTCGCCCATCCTAGAGGATTCCGGTGTCATCCGGGTCTGGGACCAGCGCAATGAGTACGGTCAAGACCGTCGCTCAAGCAAAGTTTCTGACGGTGCATCCACGCCCGAGCGCTCCAGTCGTCTCAAGCAGATCGCATACGACTGCCAAGAGTACCGGATCAAGGATTCCATCACCCGGCTTGCCCGGATGGAACTCGATGAGGGCCTCGATGCCGCAGGCCGTATGACCTTCGGCTGTGCGCAGGACGTATTGCATGATCTGGACACCGACCTTGCCACCATCCTGAAGGCTGGCGGTGCTGCCGCTGACAACGATCTGATTACGGCAAACAGCCTTTCAGCCGGTGAGGAGTTCGATAACTACGATTCGTCCACACACAACCCGTTCGACGTCATCGAGGGCATGAAGCGGCGTACCCGTGGCGACATGCTAATTATCGGTGAGAACATCCTGCAGGCGCTGCAGCAAAGCCCCGACTACACCACACCGGAAAACCCCAATAGGGGTCCGGGTGAGTTGGTCAATATGCTGCAGGTCAAGCACGGATTCCGTGAGGTCGTCGTAGCTGACTACTTCTATCAGAGTGGGTCCACCCAATTCGATCTCAACCGTACAGGCATCTTTGATGATGTCTGCGCTGTAGGCCGATCGGACTCCCTTTACCTCGTGCTCTTCGAGGACCTCTACACCGACATGTGGGAGGACAAGGACACTCGCAAGGACTACGTCCGGTCCGGTTTGACGGCGGATATCGTCGTGGCTGAGAAGGCCAATTGGGAAGGCATCGACGCCAATATCCTTGAGTAAATCACACCGAAACTAGGGCGAACGGATAGGCCGTTGTCAGGGGGTTCGATCCCCCCTCGTCCTCTAACGAAAGTACGAACAGGAGAACGTCATGGGCAAGAGAAAAGCCACATTCCAAGGGACTGAGAAAGTCTGGCTTTTTCACAGATGGATCTACCCCGGTGATGTCGTCCAAATCGACGAAGACCGGCTTGAAGAGGCTGCTGCCAGACACCCGTTTGAAGTCGAATCGGACGAAAAGGGAGACATTCCGGATAGCGTCGAGGAGGCGCTGGAAGCCGACTACAACGCACAGATCCGGTTCTTGTCGGCCCATGATGCCCTGCCGGAAAGTCGCAAGAAGGAGTCAATTCTGGCCGCTCTCAAAGCGTTTGAAGACGAGGGTTGATCGATGGCTGTCACCACCACACATAACGTCGACGCACAGGATGTGCTCGACGAGCTGCCGGTGCAGAACAGCAAAGTCACGGCTACCTCCAATTCCCTGAACACGACCAAGATCGAGGAATGGATCAACCGGGCTTCCGGAACGGTCAATGCTCTTCTGAATAGGGTGGGCGTCGATCCTACGCAGCTAGGTGATGACGAAGCCGAATTCGTGCGTGGGGCCATCATCGCATACGCCTGCGCAAGGTCGGCCATCGTCGTTCCTACGATCTCGGAATCAGTACGAGAGAGCTTTTGGGATACGTGGAAAGATGCACGTCGCACCCTCAAAGACAGCCCGCAGGATCTGGGCAAGAGCCAGAGCTCTCCGATCAAGAGCAATGTCGACACCCAAGAACCGACAGAGAAGAAGTGGGATTCATCGAATTTCCGAGGTTGGTAATGCCCAAAAACGTCGTTCTAAAGCGCATCACCACCCTGAAGCTCGAGGATAGTAACGGCGAGCCTCAGATCTACCGCTATGGGGACCCGTTAGTGGTGTCTGATGAGTTCTACAAAGCGCACGAGGATTGGTTCGATGTCATCGAAGATATGCCACCCGACTTATCGTCGATGACCAATGACGAACTCCGGGAGCTGCTGCGTGATCGGGATCTCAAGACCAGCGGCACGAAATCGGAACTCATCGACCGACTGCGGGGCCAGTGATGGCACGTCCACGCATCAAGATAGGGGACGCTTTCGATAGGGCTCTCGGTGTGGTCGACAGTCTGGAGGTGCAGCAGTGGTTCCCCACCGTGGTCGACGAGATTATCCATCCGCACTTTTTGGAAAATGCCCGTAATAACATCGACCGGCAGGGGGCGTTGGTTGGCCAGAGTTGGGATTACAACGGTGAGCCGCGATATCGCCGATGGAAGGTCAACAAGGTTGGGCATACCGATGTCCTCAGATGGCGCAAAGGGACAAAGGAGCGACTGTATCCCTCGCTGACCGACCCGACGAATCCTTGGCACTATTTCCGACAGACGCCGACGTCTGTCTCCATCGGTACATCCGTCCCCTATGCCCCGAGGCTCCAAGAGGGCGGGACAGGGCCGTTTGGTGAGACGTATCCGGGCAGGCAATTCCTGCCGACTGGCCGACAGATGAACAAGACGTTGGCGACTGAGATTCAGAGACATTTGAAGCGCCACATCAACCGGGCAGGCCGCCGTATTGGTGACGTCCGAAGCAACGTCTGATCGCATATGACCGTAGACGCCTCCACAGCCGCCAACCAGATGATCAGCAGGATCGAAGAGGTCCTGCAGGACAAGGTGCCTGCGTACTGCTCGAAGCGATCGACGTCGGACTATCCGCTTCCTGCCCCCGATCCAGAACATCTGGTGGTGTCACAGGGCAACGCAACGTTTGACTTCGAAATGCTGGCAGGCCCGAATGTCTGGATGACCATCCGCTACGGTCAGACTGAATACGATGCACGGCAAACCGGTAGCGGGACACACGAAGCGTATCAGGCCACGACCGAAGTCGGGGTTTCGATCATGTCCCGAGTCCATGCTGGCCTAGATCTGCCGAGCCGCAATGGACGCCAGCTAACTCCTGCGGAGTGGGAAAGGACACGGGCGGAAAAGTATCGAGGCGTCTTGATGGATGTGGCCACCGAGCACATAGCCGATGGCTCGATAATCTACCTATGCCTGCTGGATAGTGGCGTCACGTTTCCACCCTTCGAGGTAGATGAAGAGCAGACCGTCATCATGGGCCAAGTCGGTCTACAGATATTTCAGAATGTCAGAGTACCCG